AGCTCTGACTTCAAACTTCATACCTCTCGGTAGTCTTGTAGCATCAATACCCATCATAGGTGCAGTGGTTAGGGCTAGAGAGTCCATATGACTGCGTAGCTGGGCATCAACAGCTTTTTGCATATTATACGCCTTCTCTACTGTTCCAACTCCGTAGAACAACTTAGGACGCACTTCAGGTCTATAAATGACAATTGGACGATCTTCCATCATGTATGGAGAGCGTTCTGCCTTCAAAAGTTTAGAATCGTTAGCAATAACGATGACAGCCTCGACTAAATCAGCCATTTCAGCAGCTTCATCGTCATCTGGGAACAGTTCTTCTGCTTTTTGCTCTACTTCACCTGAAGATTCTAATAAATCTCTTGGAACTAGCCCATAATACCGAATTACCTTGACTTTATCGTCTTGATACTCAGTTGCTTCAAGTTTAGACGGTTCTATGTCATCATCTTCATAATACGGCTCTATATCTACCTTTTTATAGACTCCAGAAGCCATTCCACGCACTATTTGATGATAACTGATGTATTCTTCAACAGCTACACCTAAAGATTCATCAACTGAGTCAGAATTAGGGTCTACTAAGAGATTACGAGGGTGAACAGGCTTAACTTTGACTGTTATCTTCTCTCTTTCGGTGACTCCTACCTCTGCCATGCCCTGCTCTGGCATTTCTTGGGTAGTAGGGATACGTTCTAGCTCTGTTTGAACTAAAACTTCCCCTACACCTGTCCCATACAGCTCTGCTAGTTTAACAATCGATGATACGTTGTTGATGTAAGCGTTGTTATGTGTATCTTCTAGTAGAAGAGACTGCATAAGCTCAACATCAGCACTATTTTGATCTAACCCATCATCACTTATTTCAAACAGTTTTCCGGATCCAGCAAAGCCTTCCATAGTTTCCGCAACCCTGTTATCAACAGCTTGACGGGTAGCAGGACTAATGATTTTACTACGCTCACTGTCCCTAGTACGATCTTCCGCAGCCCAAACTCCATAATATATCCTTTCATATTCATCCCACTTGGTTTCATAATTAGAGTCTCTCCAGTCTCTCCACTTGTCACAGTGGTCAACCACGAAAGACACCAGCTCTTTCTCACTTTGTGATTCAGGTGCTTCTTCTTCCATGAAATCTGTGTTGTAATCTTCAGCCATATTATTTCCTATTTAATGATTGTAGGTCTAGATGTAGGTATAGTATTAGACAACTGGTTCATCATACGATCAAACATTTCTCGTTGTTCTGGAGTATAAGCAACTTGATTAAATTCATCAGACCATTGCTTAAATGGATAACCTCTAAAATAAGCTGGTAGACCTGTCATTTGTTCCCATTGCTCATAAGGGCGTTTTTCACCTTCTTTAGAAACATAATGTCCGTACTGTCCCTTTAATCTTTCTTTTTGTTCTGGAGTCATTGACTCAACAAAGTCATCGTAGTACTTTTTATATTCAGGATCATTATAAATAAGCCAATGGCTTGTCACATCTCCCAATACATCAAGAGGTCTTACATCTTCATTATAAATCTCTACACCAAGTTTATTGATAGGTAATTCTTTAGGTCTTGGTTTATCTGGCGCACCTCTTTCATTTGGAGGATAAAACTCTAACATTCTTCTTTCTTCAGGATTGGGGGATATTTTGTACTCAATTCCTAAACCTCTTAGAGCAGGATACATCTCCATTGCTTGTTCAAATACGTCTCTAGCCATATTAGTATCCTGATATCCAATCTAAGGGTTCATATTCATCGTCTAAATCTTCAAAGTACATCACTGCGTTAGCTATCTGAGCAATTAAACTTACTGAGTCAACCATGTCATCATGCACACCAGTGGTAGGAAAGTTAAGCAGCTCATCTTTAAACTCTTTAACCCAGTCACCATCACAAAGCTCTACCTGCTTATGCTCAAACCTGCCCTGCAAAGCACCAACAACTCTGTCTACCTTGCTTCTGTTTCCTATCGCTATCTCTTCTATTCTTGGGTAGATGTTTTGTTTTAACATCATCTCTGTTAAGTAAGGCATGACAGCCCTCATTAGAGAACCTTTTTCTATTCCAATAACTTGCACACCGTATAACTGGGTGTGCTTTAGGATTCTCTCGCATACTTCTTTAATGTCCCACCTTCCTGCATCAACCTTATCAACCCACCATTTGTTATCGTCTCCTACCTTGACAATAGCTATAGATGTCTGGTCTAAATACTTCTTCTTGTTACTGGCTTGCTTCGATACGTTCTCAAAACCTGCTAAGTCAACAGCCATGTAATAAGTACCATTCTCTGGCTCATCGTCTTTATCCTTTACTATCACCCAGTCTTCTTTAAATATGTCTGACTGTGGTGCTTCAAAGTTAGCCATGAACTCCTGCCTAAATGCAAACGTAGACATTGTTTCTTTAGCTATTTCAATCTCTTCCTTATCTAACAGTGGGTTATCAAAGCTAGTAAAGTGCCATGACTTCCAGTCCTTAACGTCTTTCTTACCCAGCTTGTAGAGATCGTAGAAGTGATTACGTCCCTTCGGTGTACCTATAAACACACACTGACCCTTCAAGTCAGCTAACGCTGGTCTAAGAATCTGCTCAAACACTGTAGGTTTAATATCTGCATACTCGTCGAGTACAACAAACTTTAAAGCTACACCTCGCATCGTCTCAGGTCTATCAGCACCTTTTAACGATATGACCGAACCGTTAATCAGTGTTAACTGCATATTATTAACGTGACTGCTCGCTATCACTGGGTTTCCCAGCTCCAGCAGTTGTTGCCACATGATGTCTCTAGCCTGTTGCTGAGTAGGGGCTATGTACCAGACATGACCCTTATCAGCCTCTAACGCAGACACTATCAGTCTCCACGCAGCCAGTCTACTCTTACCAGTCCTACGACCAGCAGCTATGACCTTAAACCTAGACTCATCAGTCCAGACCTCTTGCTGCCATGGTAGTAGCTTAATCTTCAGGTCTGACATCTACAGTCTCGTACTCAATATCTTGTGGTTCCTCTATAACTTCTGCTTGCTTATCACCTACCATTGATATCTGAATGTTGACACTACCTCTACCTGCGTCTTTACCCTTGTCAAAGTAAGACATTGGCAACACTCGATCAATACACATCTTTAAACAAGCCACCTGATCTTTGTCATCATTGTCAAGAGCTTTGGTGATGATAGTATTAATAACAGTCTCACCACTCGTAGCTAACAGCCTAGCGTGAAACTCTTTTATTCTGGACGCTTCTCCAGCAGGTCTGCCAACCCTGTTCCTTTTCTTTTTAGCTTCAACCTCAGTCTTTCTCGGTCTACCGCGACCCCTTTTTTTAGGGACATTATCTTTATCAGACAAATGTTTATCCTCTACTTAGATATCTATGTAGGTTTAGAGGTTTAATGATGGTAATCATTATTCATAATTCCTCTTAGGCTACATAAAGAAGGTATCCTAGCATATTTTACTTATTCTTGTATGCTTTTTTTTGTAGGGGACATATTCTCCTTAGTTCTAAATGAGCTTATCAGTTCTTAACGTCCGTTAACGTCCCTTAGCGGTCAATCCTCTTTTCATTTCCACTTTTTTTGTGTCTGTTAGGGTGTTAATTATATTACACTCAGAGAGACAACCTATCCCCCCATCAAAGTTATCCACAAGTTATACAAAGTTATCCACAGTTTGCTAAATGAGAATGATTCCTATTTAGATTTGTAAATGATAATGATTCGCATTTACATAGTCTAGAAAGTTATCCACAATCTATCCACAGGTTATACATTTTTATCCACAGGGGGTTATTTATCTGGGAGGAGGATGTGTTTGCGAAGTAGCCTCACAGGACTACACAAGACTCCACAAATCTACACAACAGGGCTTGACATTAACGCAATTATCGGTCACTAAAAAATAACTAGGGAGTCTACATAATCTGTTGATTTATTTATGCTTTAAAGGAATAAGTAATATATCAAAATAATTTGTTTATTTGGTACGAAAAAGCTTGACTCAAAATAAAAGTACAATTAACATAGAGGTGTGGTAAGGGAATATTAATTAATAAACAAGGAGAAATAAAATGACAAGACTTACAGTAAAATACGAATGCAAAGCTTACAAAATTTATGAGGCTGCTAATAAGTACAAAGACAAAGATGTCATTGCAATCGCGTATGAGTCAAGAAATCATGGAACTCTACATCGTCTTTACACTTTAGGTAGTGTTGCTCGATACGCAATGGATAACTGCGAATGCCCAGTCTCGGCAATTAAAATAGCAAAAGAACGTGGTCAGGCTCTTCACTGGGCAAACCTAAAATCAAGTATGCTTACTAGCCATGAACGTCCACAGCAGATTGCATTCATGCAAGAGCATGGCGATGAGATCAAATTTCATGGCAAAACTTTTAAGATCGTCTCAACACCGAACAACAACATATCTCTTAAATTAATAGCTGTCTGGTCATAAAGCCAGTAATAAACATCAGGGAGCTTCGGCTCCCTTTTTAATGTAAAAAAAAAAGCTTGACTCAAAATAAAAGCAAGAATAAAATAGAGTTGTAGTTAGGGTAGTTTAATTAATTAAGGAGAAATAAATGACTAAAGTTAAATCAGAAACAAGCTGGGATGGTTACTACTTTCAAGTTACTTTGGATGGTAAGAAATATCCGAGAGAGCGTGGTGACTGGTATGTCATCTCTAGAGGTTTTGAACCAAAGCAAGCCAAAGAAGAAGCAGTAGAGTTTGCTAAATGGGAGAGAGCAGGTAAGTACATCTCTAGCGCAGGTGTCAAGTATCAGTCTGAAGAACAGTATGAAAAATTTATTGAGGAGGAGATGTCTTGAACTCTCAGTACAAAGACGTAGAATACGTCATCATTGCAAACACCTCCGAAGGACATCACGAAGCTGTGATGTTCTTTGAGGATCTTAAAGAAGCAAATAGCTACAAAGATGTTTTGGACTCTACGGTCTACACGATGGTTCGTAGGACCACTACAATTAACGATGAGGAGATCGCATGAACAATGGTGGAATGATTATGTTTTTATGTCTATTAGCCGCGATTAACGTAGGCATCATGGTTTGGATGTGGCTAGGAGCGTTGTCATGAAGTTTAAGACACCGTATGAGCAAGGCAAGTGTGATTGTCACTATCGGAGATATGATCGAGATAGGGCTTGCTGGAATGAGCAAGAACGTATAGAATATGATAAAGG